AAACTACACACTTGCTGACGTTGTTACAGAGGTACAGTTTGAAACATTCTTAGATAATCCAATAGAAACATTTGTTGATATAGATTTAACAGAAATTAAATTATCAAGCATTGGAGATGACATGACTTCAGACCAAAAAGAAAAAGCACAAGAAGTGGTAGTGCCAGTTATTTTGACTAGAATAGCTACTATGGCAGCATTTATGTTTAGGAAAACATTATGATAAAAAAACTATGGACTTGGTTAGTTGAAGCTATAAAAGAAACATTGAACTTATCATGGACTTTAGTTGGTTTAGTTATTGCTACACTTACCCTTACAGGTAGTGCTCAACAAATAACAGGACTAGCTACAGTAATAACACTTGCTGTCTGGTTACTGACTATAGGATTTAGAAAGTAATGTGTAGAACATTTAAGCATCCAAATGGATACACAAATGTTTCTATATGTAATTGTAAATATGGAGGAGAATCACATGGAACTAACAGTAGTAAGGACACAATTCGGAACTGACGCAACTAACGGAATATTGTTAATTGACGGACAGTTCGAATGTTATACATTAGAAGACCAGTATCAAGCAGTAAAAGTAATGCATGAAACATGCATACCAGAGGGTAAGTATGATATTGAATTTAGAAAGACTGGTGGATTTCACGCCAAGTATTCAGAAAGATATAAGAATGCACATTATGGTATGTTGCATGTACAAGACGTACCTAACTTTACTTATATATTAATTCATACAGGCAACACAGACGAACATACATCAGGCTGTCTCATAGTTGGAGAAACACAACAAGACTTAGAAATATCTAAAGATGGTTTTGTAGGTTCAAGCACAGTAGCTTATAAAAAAATGTATGCAAAAGTAGCTAATCAATTACTTCAAGGTAAGAAAGTTACAATAGAATATACAACCATACAAAACTTGCTTGACAAACCTGCAGAACAATCAGATGTTTATGAGAAGTTACAAGAGATAAGTGGAGAAATCAAAGTTTTGAATGCTAAACTTAGTGGTAGGAATATTACATAATGTCAGATTTATTTGAAAAAAATAATAGAAGAAGAAACCAAGACGGCACATTTAAGAAAGATGTGGGGTGGACTCCTTGGAATGAAGCATGGAGTTACAAGATGAGTGAAGAACTCAAAGATATGCTAGAGAGAACAGTATGGACATTCATTGAAGCGTTCATAGGTGCTTTAGTTGTTGCTCCACTTGCAGGAGTAGACGCTGATTCATTACAATTAGCGGCTATTGCAGGTGGCGGTGCAGCTTTAGCTGTTGTCAAAGCATACGCAAAAAAACAAATTAGTAAATAATTTTATAGCAAAGCCGTGGGTGTTATCCTTTCTACCACGGCTGTTGCTGACTTAATTAAAAAGGTACATCACCTTTATCAAGAGTCTTAATATCTGGTAACTTCATACCATTAGATACTGCTGCAAAATCTTTCCAACTCTCTGGTGTAGCTTTGTTATCCATCCACCATGATTTAGAAAATACTTTACCATCTACTGTATCTCCTGCTGTACATTTAGCTGCAAGTGTACATCTAAAGTCAGGGCTAGTAGGTTTGTTCTTTTCTTGAGCCTTTACATATTTAACAATACCACCACATATACAAAGCAAACCATCTGCACTTATGGCAAGTTCACCGCTTGGGTGTTTATCTCCAATCCTATTTCCAAACCCTGCGTCCTTTATTTGTTGTACAGGAGAAGTGGAGGACGGAGGCGTAGCCTTCTTCCCATCCCCCTGAGCAATGTCCTTCTCCTCATTTTTGGTTGGCATTGGCGGTTGCTTACCCTTTTTAACCTTACTCATTTCTTCAACACTAGGTCTTGCTTTACCTGAACCTTGATACTTATAATTAGCCAACGCTCTACCAATCGCAGATGTTTCACAGTTTTCTACCCAAGCATCTTCATTTGCAAATCCGCCTTGCCCTTTAGTTTCTTGAGCTATACCTGATGTTACAGGAAATACCTCTCCTTCTTCTCCAGTGAATATCTCTGCTTTAATAGTTACACATGTTCCATCATCAGTGATGTGTACTACTTGTGTATCTATTCTTCCATTAGGATAGTCTGCCCAAAACTTTTTGAGCCTATCCTCAACCATTTCATAGTTGTCCTGCCAAGCCATTTTTACTCCTTTGTTATATTTATTCTTCTTCTTGACCAATGTCGCTTAGGTTTGTTACACCTGTTCTGATAGGTACATGTTTATACTTACCATCTTTCTGTTGTATTACAAGATATGGTATTGAACCAACCCCTGCAAACTCAACAGCTTTGACATTAGTTTCTTTTACTTTCGCCATTTTATTCCTCTAGGTTAACAAGATACTCTGCAGTAACTCCTTTGGAAGGTTTCACAAACAAACAAAATTGTGAAGGTCTTCCCATACTTGCAAGTTGTTCTTGTGCATAACTGTTATAACTTTCAGTTGAGCCATTTACCCATACACGAACATCATTGATGTACAAAGATGTTGGAGTATGGTAATGACCACAGACTGCATGGGTGAAGTTTTCCATTAGACCTTGTGATGCTAATGCTTTCCACCCAAGTATTTTTTTGTTGTAACCATAGAAAGGAAGCCCCATACTTCCACGAATGTTATCACCATGGAAACAGAAGAACTTAGCTTTAACACCTAAGTCAGCTACTGTATACCAATGATTATCAACACCCTCTGGTATATGGAACTTTATTCTTTTTTCATTTGCAAACATAGTGTCAAGTATCTTACCTAACATTCTGTCTGCATTTGTTTCAGGATTATAATCACGCCTAGACCTACCGCCTAGTGCTCCATGATTTCCTATAACCCAGTAACACTCTACTTCATCAAACTCTTGTAATAGAGTTGTAAAAAATGCATACAATATTCTTGGACCATCAACTGTAACTTGTCTATATAAAGAACTATCAATTAAATGTGACTGCCCTGGAAATATAAGCTCTCCCTCTACAATATCTCCTAGTGCAAGAACTACACATTTGTTTACATTGTGTGATTGTCTTTGAATCTTAGTTAATTTGACTATACGATTGGCATACTCGATAACTCTCTTCTCTGCAATCTTACTGTCATAGTCTGGGGTTCGCTTTGCTAGTTGAATATCTGAGAGCAACGGCACACAAATCTCGGTGTCCTTAGTCTTTTTATTGGGGATTGTTGTTTTAGATATTTTAGGAAGGGTGAGAGTGCTCATACCATCACGAGCACCTTGATATACAGCTTCTATTAGGTCTGCTTTCTTGTCTTTGAGTTTGTCTATTTGTCTAAGCAATCGTTCGTTAGTGTTCTTAAGGTCTTTTATCTTATCGCTTTCAGCTTCAGCGATTAGACTAGCTAGTTGTTTATCCGTTTTTTTCGGCATGTTGTTGTTCCAATTTGGCTAACCAAGAACGTACCCTAGAGTACGATACTACGAAATCATATTCATTAGCTAAGATGTCTGCTACTACTCTTGCATTAGCTTTGACACCTTCGTTTACAACCCTGTTTTGTAATTCATCTACAAAAGGTTGGGCATCACTAGGTACTCTTTTATACCAAGATACATGTCCACCTTTAGTATTCTTAGTTGCCTTATCAAGCAACGTATCTATATTCTCTGTATCTTTCATACGCTAATCATACCATATGCATATGCATATGCATAGATAAAATAAAAAAAATGTGGGGTGTAGAAAAGGAAGGCTAAATGAATAAACGCCTTTTACACTACACCCCACTTCTAGCTACGAAGAGAGCGACATAGCTAGTAAATTAATCTAGATTAACCTACATGCTTAGCATATCTCTCAGCAAATCTCTTTACCAAATCATAGCTTTCAATAGGTATGATGTTATGTTTAGCAATAGCTCTCACAACATCTGCCCTGCATTCTTTAGATAAGCCACTTGCAGTATTACCATATTCATCAACACCGACAACTTGCAAATCACTTACAAATATTCTTGGCTCATCTTGTTCTCCTAGCCACTTAATAGCAGCTAAGTCAATATTGTTACCACCATGTTGATGTAGCTTATCAATAGCACTATCATCATACTTGCCTTTATCAGCAATGACACGAATATCTCCCGAAACAATTTCACCATTGTGTTCAATACCATCATAACCGACATAACCAGCTATTGAACTAGCTGGAAGTATGCGTATAATCTCTCTAATCTCATCAACAGACCAACCCATAGAGCCACTAAAGTCAATCATTACAGAGCCACCTGCAACTCTTTTCTTTCTAGAAAATACTTTCTTATCAGTAAGTATTCTGTGTACATCTCTAGGTTTGACACCTGCATCACTTAGTTGCTTACGCAACTTCATCTCTGCAACTTTATCCCTACGATTAGGAACAAACTTTCTGCGTACTGCTTTACCATGTTGAGCTTCATACGACCAAGCTTTGATAACATGTTTCTCTACCATGTCATTAGCTTGTTTAATGATTTCTTCCTCTAAGTCGCTGTCTACCCAATCAGGTAACACCATACTGTTTTCCTTGAGTAAATTGAAATCATCATTGTCCTCTTTCTCAGTAACACGTCCATACTCATTGATTGAGAATTTACTATCAAACTCATCATCATCAAGAGCTTCTATCTTTGAATTAGTGATTGGTGTACCAATAGGCAACTCTAGTATATCTCCGTTGTTCACAGAGGTTTCTAGCCAATTCAAAAAGTTATTGTAACCTACATACATTACAATATCTTTTACATTTTGTTGAGTAACATTGTTGTTTCTCTTTCTTGATAGAACTCTAGCACCTGATTTAAGACCTTGACAATAAGCCAATATATGAATATATATGAACTTAAAGTCCTCCATCAGTTGATTTCTACTTGCACTAGGTTGTGCTTGTTGAATAGCTTGTGCTATGTAAATAGCAAAATGATATGTAATATCAGTAGCATAATCACCAAAGTTGTAAACACCTTCCTCCATAGGCTCATTGTTAATATAGTGTTTAGCAATGTGCTTAGGTAACTCGGTGTTCATACCATAGTAATAATCACTTCTAGCTACACGAATATTGTACATACCGACAGTCCTACTCAGTAGTTTCCAAATAGTTTTCTTGTCGCTCTCATTGTAGAACTCATGTACAATACGGAAAGCTATATCTCTCAATGATGAGTAAGTCAATGATGTTCTCAAACCATTGTCCTGCCTCATTGAATACAGATTACGAAATGTCCTTCGTGCTGTAAACGCTATTCTATCAAACTGCCAAAGAACTGACATCCTTTGAGCAACAGGTAGAGCAAACTTCTTGTCATGTGGTAACATTTTCAAGTACCTTGCTTTACCAAATAGTTTGTTCTGCATCAAACCATACATACGTTCTCTACGTTGTATTTGTTTATCAGCATTGATAAGAACAGGAACAGTATTCTTGTCTAGTACATTAGGTACATCTAGTAAGTCATGTACATAGACTTCTTTCTTTCCTTCATCTTGTAAAGCTAGATTGATAAAGTGATTATCTTTATCAAATGCTTTACTTCTTTTCTTGAACAGCATTACTCTGCAACAGCAAGAGCATCTAGTATATCATTAGCTTGGTCTGGGAAAATAGATTTGACTGCAATATCAGTATCTACTTCTTTCTCCATTAGCTCAGCTAGTGCTATCCATCTACGAACAGAGAACTGTCCATTGTTGTAGTCGTGATAGACATACTTTAGTTTCTCAGGGAGCATATTTATTGCCTCTGGGTGAACAGTATCAATATGTATCTTGACAGGAAATCTGTCAAGTAATGCTGGTGGTAAGTCCTCAGGCACTCCGTTCATAGTTGCAACAACTTGAAACGTAGGCTGTGGTCTTACAGTTTCTTTCTGTACATTAGGTAGTGTATACTTTGTGAACTCAGGGTCATCAAGGATTGCATGTAGACAAGACATAACGTCTATACCTGCATGGTCTATCTCGTTGATAACAAGTCTAGCACCATCTTTCCATGCTTGAATACCTACTCCGTCCATCCAAGACATACCACCTTCTTCATTTAGAACATAGTGTCCAATCATCTCACTAGCTGAGCTGTCTTCAGTTAGCGTAACATTGAAGCTTTCTCTACCTTCTAGATTTGTTGTGTTGGCTTGATACGATTTACCTGTACCAGGTACACCATAAAGCAATACTCTTGGAGTGTTGCCCATGATAGCATCAAATATTTTCCAACATTGACTACTCTCTTTAGTCATGTTATTCTTCCTCTCCTTCTGCTGAACTATTCAGCATTGTTTCTATTTCATCAATGAAGTCCTTTGTCATTTGGTCTGTATCTTTTTCAGACCACTCTTTAAAGAACTCATCAGTTGTGTTTGCTACCTCGTTCAACCAAGTTAGGCTTGGTATATTAGGCAACATACTGAATGCTTCTTTTGTAATATCTACAAACAAAGAAGCATACTTCTTGTCAGGCTCAGTACCATCAAGATTTCTCACAACGACTTCTACCATAAGTCTGAAGTGAAGTTCACTTGGTATACCTTGCTTCCAATAATGAGGCATAGCTAGTTTTACAATGACAGGAAATCTGTCATCTGCAACTTGGTTACACATTTCTGCACCATATTGCTCTATGTCCTCTCTCGTAGG